TGCTCACCTCTGAGCCAATCGGCGGTGCGGTAGTGACTTTCTTTTCAGGACGTACGAATTTGCCCCCAGCATCGCGGTCTGTGGTCGCGGGCGCAGCGGCGGCAGGCTCTTTCTTGCCAGCCAGCTCTTGCATTACCAGTTGCTCGAGAATCACTACCTTGCGAATGGCGGCAAGTGGGTCGGTCTTGGCGGTCCGGATAAAATCCTGCATATCTTCGGCATTTCCACCAAGCACATAAAGTAAATCAGTAAACACAGGCGAGCGGTCTAGAGTCTCATAAACCGCTGGGTATATTTGCTGCGTCACTTTCCCATCTGCGCCAGCCTTGGGCAGTAAGGCTTCCAGCACTGGTTTTACAACTGTGTCGAAGTCGGCATAACGCTTCTTGGCTTCAACCAGTTTTTCTGCGGTCTGCTTTTGCGCGATTTCCTGAGCACGCTGCTGCCGGTCGTCTTGGATGGCCTTTTGGGCTTTGTAGTCCGAAAGGTCTTCGAAGTACTTGTCTTTGGCAGTTTCGTATTCTTCCCAGGATTTGAAGTCCTTTTGATCGGGCTTCTTGGGGGCTTCCAGAGTCTTAGGTGCTTCCACCTTGGCGGGTTCTGCCGTGGCAGTTGACGAGGCTGCTGGTTCCGTCGTGCGTGCCTTGCGGGCCTCTTCAAGCTCTTTTTGGAGAGCTTTCTTTTCGGCAAGCAATTCGCGCACTCGATCTGCGGCGTTTCCGCGTGACTCTGGTTTCTTCTTGTCCTGATTCTTGCCAGCTTCCGAGGCTGGGGCGCTTTCAACCGGCTTGCCGTCCTTTTCAGGTTCGGTAGCGGCTGCGGATGGTTCTTTTACTTCGGGTGCGGGTGCCGGGTCCGCTTTCGGCTTGTCTGCGAGGTCTGGGCGCTCTCCAGTCATCCGCCAGTTGCTATAAGCAGGGTCAGATGGTTTGGGAATGCTCACGGTTTCGCTTGCAGGAGACGACGCCTGCGTTACGTCCATATTAGGGTTCATGTTTGTCCTTGGATTTTGCAGAGTGACGAATTCCGCGATTACGTCGATTGCCGCTTAACGCCCGGCATGGCGAGAAAATTGGGTTCGTGATTCACGCATCTGGCGCTCACATTGCCGACATAAATCATGTCGCTTGTCAGCCTTAATGCGATTCTTGAAATTCTTGCGCACATACACAGCACGCCGCTTTTGGCAATTGGAGCAAAGTTGCTTCACGCATGGATTCTATGGATGGCGTGCGGGGTCGCTGCACTTCCACCATGTCCAGCCCAGCACTAGGCAGATGAGGATGGCGCAAATGATTCTCACTGCTGCGGCTCACCCTCGGGCTGTTGCTGTGGTTGCTGCTG